AGGAGTCTGTCCACTGTCCCTCTGCCTGAGTTTCTGTTATTTGTTTGTTTATACCTGGCTGAAAACCTATCTTTTGTAGCATATAACCTCATTATATATTAAAAGGCCCAACTTACAAATGAGTATCGGGTGCCTTTTGTTGCTTCTCTAACTTCATGTGGGTACATAAAATTAGATGGAAACAATAGTATATCACCCGTTTTTAACTTAATTTCTTCTCCTCTGCAATAGAATTCAGAGCCCTCATAGTCTTCATTTAAATTAGCTACAATAGACACTATTGGAACTCCCTTCATTTGACCATCAAATATACTGTGTATATGATCATAATGTTCTCTCATCATAGTGCCAACTTGATACCTATTAAATCTTATTGGACTAAATTTACTAAGCCATGGTCCTTGGGTCTTTTCTCCTGGCCAACTGTTCTTTTCTTGATACTCACCTAATGCTTTAACTAAGTATGGTGTTATCTTTGCTTGTTGTTCTTTAGTGCAATTCATTACATCTAATTCTTTCGTAGGCTCAGATTCAAATGTACCTGCAGCATAATTATTCCAAGTATGTTTTTTCCATATACCTTTGTTACATTCATCTATTAATTCTTCACATACTTCTTTTGGTATATGGTTCTTTACGTATATATAACTTTTAATTGTGCTCATTCATCAACCTCCTTATATCTAAATGAGTTAGTGATTGTTCTGATCCAATAGCGTCAATACTAAAAGTATTAAAGGATATACTTATTCTATCTTCATCACCTTGATTAATTGGTACGCTATGTTTCAGTGAAGATGGAAATAATATTAATTCACCCGGTTTACAAGGCAACATAAAAGACTCAGAGTTTACATGATTATATTTTATAGGATCTAGTTTCATACCATCTTGGTTTGTCTTTGAAAATTGTATAGGTGGTAATTTTTCATTTATTTGAAAATACATCACACCAGATATAATACTATTTGGATGTACATGTTCGTGATGCTTGGACCCTTTTGGATTTCTATTAGCCCAACACTGAGTGATAACTAATCTTTGTTTTGAGTTTAAAACATTCGTCGTAAATTTATTTACAGATTCACCTAAAAAATTTTTTATGTTTTTTAATTTTTCTTGACGTAATAAATATGAGTCATCGGATCTATAGTTACCGTTTTGTTGTTGCTCACGATAACTAATAGTTTTTAAATATGCTAACTCCTCATCAATTGATTCTTCGTAAGGTACAATTAATAAAGGTGTAGGAAATAACTGTAACAATTCTTCTTTCATTTTGTAGGATACTACATTATTTTATTAACTTTGTAAACCACTATTACCATCACAAGTTCCTGTTACGTATTGTTTAGCTGTAACTAAATTTCCAAAATCAGATGAACCACCTGTAGTAGCAATTGTTATAAATTCAATTTGGTCAGTGTCTGTTCCTGGAACTTCACCACCTGCGTATACACCTCTTATATTATTTGAGATACCTGCACCCGCTGCTCTTGCTTGCGCTAGATCACCAAAATCAGTAGCGTTACCTGTTGAAGCTATTGTAACATAGTCCATGACGTCTGATCTTGATGGAGTATATCCAGCTATCCAAACACCTCTAGTTGTAGATGACACAGGTGCTAATTGATTTCTAGCGACAGTTATATCACCAAAATCTGTTGCATTTCCTGTTGAAGCTGTTGTTATATAATCTATTGTAACAACTCTTGATGGTGTTCCACCTCCTCCCGAAAGAGTTCTTGTTGGACTTGAAAGAGTTGCAGGTGCATCTCTTGCTTCTGTTAAATTACCAAAGTCAGTAGCATTACCAACTGAGGCTATTGTTATATAATCTATTACATCTGAAACAGAAGGTGTATTACCACCATTAAAAGTACCTCTTGCTCCATTTGTACCACCACCTGGAAAACTTCTTCTAGTTACTGTTAAATCACCAAAGTCTGATGCATTACCAAGAGATTGCATTTCATAAGAATCAATTGTATTTGTTTGTGCACTTGGAGTTTCTCCTCCTGCAACACAAGATCTAGTAACACTATTTGTTGAGCCCGGTAATTGTCTTGCTAAAGTTAAATCACCAAAGTCTAAAGCGTTACCTAATGTTGGAACAAAAATCATTTCTATTGTATTAATAGAACCACCTGAACCACCAGTAGTAGTCCCTGCATTTGTAAACCCTCTCCCTGATCCAGGCATATAGGTTACTGATGGACGTTGGATCATATTTTCATCGGTTATACCGCTATGATTATTTGAAGTTGCTCCACTATTGTTTTCTCTGATAGCAGTAGTTAAATCTCCAAAATCAGATGAGTTACCAGCAGTTGCTTGAGTGATAAAAGATATTGTGTTTGTAACAGGAGTTCCTCCTCCTACCAATGCTTTTATTTTATTTTCACATGAACCACCAGCATAATTATTATGATCAGTAAAAGTTAAATCTCCAAAATCAGCTCCATTACCTGTTGTAGCTATAGTGACAAAATCAATTTGTGATGTATTGCCTGGGTAGTTATTACCACCCATATTAAAAGCTCTAACTTTACCACCAACCCCATTATTATAAATCTGTGCACTACTTAAATCACCAAAGTCAGAAGCGTTTCCAAAACTAGCAAAATTTACAAAATCTATAACATTACTATCTACGTTACTTGGATATAAATAACCTCCAAAACATACACCTCTTGTTTCATTACCACCACCTGACCCAGCATTTCTTGCAACAGTACAGTCACCAAAATCTACAGCGTTACCAGTTGTTTGTGGCGATACAACATCAATTACATTTGAAGATGCCTCTGGGCCAGGTGTTGAACCACCAGAAAAAGTTACTCTTGTTTCAACACCACCATGTGACATCATATAATCTCTTGCTGCACTTAAATCACCAAAACTAGAAGTGTTACCTCCAGATTTAAGATCATTATAATGTATTGTGGTATCACTTGTTCCACCGAATGCAACAACTCCTCTTACAGAGGATGAATTTGCAACGTTTCTTACTGCCGCTCTACTTAAATCACCAAAGTCTGTTGCGTTACCTGTGCTATCCATGTTTACGGTTTGAATTACATTTGATGCAGAAGGAGTTGCACCACCAAACCAAAATCCTTTACTAGGACTTCTGGTCCAAGTATTAGCTCTTTGTTTTTTATAAGCTTCTCGTATATCCCAAACTTTTCCTGAATTAGACATTATTGTAAACCTCCATGACCATTAGATCCTGTTGGACCTGTCGTTGCTGTTGGTAAGTCTCCAAAATCTGTTGCATTACTTGTTGATCCTATTGTAACATAATCTATAACATTTGAATAACTTGGAGTTGCTCCTCCTGAAAAAGCTGCTCTAGTATTATTACTAGCTCCTCCACTTAAAGTTCTAGCAACAGTTAAATTACCAAAGTCGGTTGCATTACCTAATGTTGCTATTGTAACATAATCTATAACATTAGAAAGTCCTGGTGCGCCTCCTGCAAAAAGTCCTCTAGTAGAACTTGATGTCCCTCCCATAAAACCTCTACCAACTGTTAGATCTCCAAAGTCTGCAGAGTTTCCTGCTGTCATTATTGTAATATAATCTATTTGAGCACTATTAGGTGAATCACCCTCTCCTGAAAATAAACCTCTAGTAGGTGATGCTGCAGTTCCTAATCCTCTTTTAGCAGAGGTTAAATCTCCAAAGTCTGTAGCATTACCAGCACTTGGTATTGTAATAAAATCAATTTCATTTTTTTGTGCAGGTGCGTATCTTCCACCAGCAGCCACTCCTCTTACTTTATTAGCTACACCAGAAGCTGCGGCTCTTGCAACAGTTAAATCTCCAAAATCAATTGCATTACCTCTTGTTTCAAAAACAATGGAATCGATAGTAGCTTCACTGGGAGATGTTCCTGCAACACAACCTTTAATATTATTAGCCATAACAGCAGCGCCACCTGAAACTGTTCTTGTTAAATCTCCAAAATCATTAGCGTTACCTGTTGTAGAGATTGACCAATACTCAACAGCATTAGTATATGCTGGAGAAGAATCCTCTCCACCAAAATGACAAGCTCTATCTTTGTTATCAGATACTCCAACGCAGTCTATTGCACCACCCATACCAGAATGATTCGTACAATAATAATATAATACATAAGGTGTAGCACTTGTAACTTCTATTTGAGTGTATGCTCCAGAATTACCTGGTGTGCCTGCTGTTGTAACTCCTGTTGTGTACTCACTACCTCCACTATGACTTCCTCCATTAGTTTGTGAAAAACGTAAAGGGTGCCCACTGTTAGTGCTATCTGCTTGATCAAACTTATACGTAGATCCAGGAAATAAAATTACGTATTGTTGTGTATTACCATTAATAGCGTATTTGTTTCCGCCTGATGAAACAACTGTAACTGTGTATGTAAATTCTGTAAGTCTAGCCACCTTGTAATCCTCCGTGAGCATCAGACATTCCAGCAAAACTGTGTCTTGCTTTTGTTAAATCGCCAAAGTCTGTGGTGTTGCTTTCTGATGCTATTGTAATAAATTCTATTGTATTTCTAATCGCTGGATTGTTCCCTCCTGCAAAAAGACCTCTTGTTGTACTAGAGCATGCAGCTAAATAACCTGTAGACACAGATAGATTACCAAAATCTGTTGCGTTACCAGTGGTTGCTGTAGTCACATAATCAATTACATCTGAAGCTGATGGTGTTATACCACCTGCAAAAACACTTCTTGTTGCACTTGAAACTTGTCCCATAGCACTAATTGATCTTGCCTGAGTTAGGTCTCCAAAATCTGTTGCATTACCAGTTGTTGAAATAGTTACAAATTGAATTACGTTAGTTAAGCCAGAATCCGGATCACCTCCAGCAACAATACCTCTAGTGTGATTACCACCACTACTTGCAAGAGAAGAATTAACTGATAATAAATTACCAAAGTCTGCTGCATTACCTAAAGTAGATGTTGTAAAATAATCTATTATATCAACAGTAGCAGAGCCTGTATAACCTCCTGCCGTCATGCTTCTAATTGAGTTTGAAAAACCTGCTGCAGTTGCTCTTGATTGAGTTAGGTCACCAAAAGAGGCCATATTTCCTCTTGTAGAAAAAGTTAAATATTTAGAATCTGCTTTATGATTTCCTGGGTCGTCTTTACCTCCAGCTGAAATACCTCTTGTATTACCACCAGCTGAGGCAGAATAATAATTTCCTGTTCCTGGGGCTCCATCTTCCCAAAAACCAAATAAGTTATCATCTCCCGTTGAAGCTATTTTTACAAAAGAAAATTGCTCTTCGAATCCTGGATCGATACCTGCTGTAAAAACACCTCTGTCTCCATTGTCTGTATATGGTAATGGTCTTGTTCCCATGTATCCATCGTTTAATCCGCCATGTGATTGAGATGTTGCACCACCCATAGATCCAGCTTGTGTTAAATCTCCAAAATCTGTTGCTTGTCCTCCCACTGCTATGACCCAGGTGTCTATAACATTTGAATTTGCAGGAGTTTGTCCTCCCATTCTAAAACCTTTTACACTATTAGATGTACCAGATCCGTTTTGTTCTGATTGTGTTAAATCTCCATAATCAATTGCATTACCTTGTGATGCTGCGGTTACAAATTCTATAGTGCTTACTTCAGCAGGACTAGGGTTTACACCGCCATGATGTAAAACTCTTGTAGAAGAAGATACTCCTCCTCCACCGCTTCTGTTATTAGTTGTTAAATCTCCAAAATCTGTTGCGTTACCTGTGGTCATTGTAGTTACAAAATCAATTGTATTGCTTAAACTTGGTGTTGAACCACCCATAAATATAGATCTTGTTGGATTAGCGGTCATTGTTGTATTTCTAGAGCTTGTTAAATCTCCGAAATCTGTAGCATTACCTGTAGACTGAATTGTTATGTAATCAATTACATTGCTAACACTAGGACCAGGATCTCCGCCTCCAGTAACACCTCTTATTGAATTTGCACAACCACTACACAATACGCCTCTTGAAACTGTTAAGTTTCCAAAGTCTGCTGCATTACCTTCTGTTGCCATGGTAACATAATCTATTACATTACTGGTTGGACTTTGTGCTCCAGCAAAACATGCTCTGATAAATGACCCCATCGCATTACTACCTGCACCACCTGAACTTGGAGTAAGGTCACCAAACACTGTTGCATTGCCTGCTGTAGACATAACAAAAGTATCTATTCTTGATGCATCACCAGGAGCTGCTGCTAAAGCTTTTGCTCCTGCATTCGGCCAATACCCACCCATTACCGCGTCATAGACTTCACGCAGGTTCCAAACGCCTGATGCGTTATCGAGTTGCGGGTAGTTAGTCATTTACTAACCTATCTTTTTAGACCAGATATGTGTGGCTGCTTGTGTTTGATTAAACGGTACAGTTGCATCTGGATCCTCAGAACTAGGATCTGGTTCAGTCCAAGAAGATGTATACGTATCTAAATATGTTTTTACATCTGCTTCACTTGCAAGTTCACCAAGTCCAGTTTCATCCGAACCATCAACCGTTGCACCAATCATAATTTCAGTTGGATCTGGATAGTAACCACCATCTTCAATCCAAGAAGGTATTGTTGTGCCACCGTCTAATTTGTATTTAACTATCTTGTTTGCCATTTGGTTTCTCCTTATTTGCTATCAGTTTAGTATTGAGCGACTCTTCATCGTATAGCTTAAATCCTCTACGCTCTGCAAATTTTTCTGCATCTCCTGAGAATTTATCAGCGCACGCTTCTAACCATTGCATGGTCATTTCGTGAGTAGGCGCTTTACCTTGTTCCATTAACGTATTCTCCATTTTAAGATACGCATAGATTTCAGCTTGTGCCTGTGCACTGTTTATACCCATATCGAAGAGATAAATCAAGTTTCCTTCATCTATAACTCCACCTCGGGCACGAGCAGCGTTTAGAGCTTGTTTTAGACAAGTCATGACATGATATCTAGACTCCTCTTTTTCGTACTCTTCCTCTGTGATATCATCTTTACCTAGCTTCTTCAAGATACTCTTGTATTGATTAGTAAAGAAGTTCATCTTTCTGATAGCTCCAGATACTGAGTTTTGTATAT